ATGTTGACACACCACACCTAATGTATATGACAACCTCATTTTCTCAGGTTAGTAAAGCAATTTTTAGAGCAGCAAAACTGTTTGTAGAAAATCCAGGTAAACAAATAAGAGTAATTGTTCATACTGGTATTTTGGATGCTTTTGATTTAGTAAAATGTTATGACGAAAGAGTGGATGAATTTAAGTTATTTTGGAATAGTAAAATAAAAGATTTACAAATTGCTATATTCAAAACTAAGCCAGATAGTGCTCAAGTAGTTTTATCTGATAATATAGTTTTATATGGTCATCTACCATCATTAGAGTCTGAGCATCCATTAGACAAAATGTTAAAGTATAAAAAAACTTCTAAAATAATTTCTAATGGCAACTAAATTTAAAAAGCTACCCAACATTGACCGAAAAGCATACACAGGTATTTTTAAGCCTGTGAATAAAGCAAAATATAAAGGTAAAGTTAATAATATTGTTTATAGGTCAAGTTGGGAAAAGAAGTTTATGCTTTATTGTGATAGAACTCCTGGTGTAGTGGAATGGGGTAGTGAGGAGATAATTATACCATACCGTTCATTAGGTGGTAATATTATTAGAAGATATTTCCCTGATTTCTACATGAAAACAAAACAAAAAAATGGCACATTTAAAAAGTTTCTTGTAGAAATTAAACCTAAATATCAAACTAAAAAACCTAAACTTCTCAAACGCAAAACAACAAAATATTATAAGCAATTACATACATATCTTAAAAATGAGAGCAAGTGGAAAACAGCGGAGGCGTGGTGTAGAAAACACGGTATGGAATTCATTATATTAACAGAGGATCATCTTAAAACATTTTAAAAATACATATAAATATACTATATGGCAAGTATATTTGATAGTATTAAACCGCAAACAGCTAATACAAGAAAATCTGCTGATTGGTACCGTAAACAGGTCAGACGACTTACAGGTGGTACAACAGCAAGAGAATTAATAAGAGCTGGTAAGGTACAAGGAAGACCTAGTATAGGTAGACTTAACTTGTTTGGGTATAACCCTAAATTAAGATTAACGTTACCTTTTTATGATGTATTTCCTTTAGTATTACCTTTAGAGCCTACACCTGGTGGGTTTTTAGGTATGAATTTTCATTATTTACCACCATCATTAAGGTTTAGATTATTAGAGCGTATGCAAGCATTCGCTAGTAATAAAAGGTTTGATAAAACTGATAGGTTTGAAGTCAACTATGATGATGTTAGGAATATGCGTATCGTAAAACCAACGATTAAAAAATATTTGTATGGGTTTACGCAAACTGGGTTTTTAAGAATAAATATGGATGAAGCACCATCAGCGATATATTTACCTTTACAAAGATTTAAAAAGGCAAGTGAAAAAGTAGTGTATGCAAATAGTAGGAGATTTCTTTAATGGCAATAATTAGACAGCGATTACCAATACCAGGGCCGTTTGATATTAGAATAGGTTTGCCTAGAGATAAGGGATTTGATCCACAGAAAGCAAGAAAAAGATTAAAAGAGCAAAAGGCTAATCCTGAAACTACTATAAACAGATTTAGGTCAATGGTTGCAGGTGCTGAAGGTTTATATAGACCTGCTAAATATTTGGTAGTATTAGAATTTCCAACAGCGTTACAACCATCAGATGTTGCTGGGAGTTGGCCAGAGTTTCAGGAATATATTACAGATTTACAATTTCATACAAGTATAAAAGATTCTTTAAAAGAAAGATTGTTCTTTTTTTGCTCAGGAGCATCGCTACCTGAAAGGACAATACAAGATACTTCCGCAAATCAGTTTTATGGACCAGAAAGAAATATAGCAAGAGGTTTAGAATTTGCACCAATGAACTTGACATTTATGCTAGATTCAGAATTATCGGAAAGAGCAGTATTTGAAACATGGCAAAATTTAATTATCAATCAAAGAACGTTTAATGCTAATTTCTATGACGATTATATAGGAAAAGTGTTTATATTTCCATTACATGAAAATAGAAATGAACGCTCAGCACATAGAGGTGATTCTGGTGAAATATTAGGTTCAACAGGTCCTTTAGCAAGGTTGACACTATCAGGATATTATTGTGAATTGTTAGAGGCTTACCCTAAAACTATAGCGGCAGTAGATTTGGGTTATGGTAAATCTAATGAATTTGCAAATCAATCAATAACATTTAATTATAGATATTGGAGGTCAAATGCGACTTTACATGACCATGAAAGAGGAATTGCTACTGGTGATATAGATGGTGTAGGAAGAATTAAAGACCCAAGGTTTATGGGTAGTGGCTTTTTAGGTAGTATATTAAGTAGGTTGCCACCTGAAATAAGAAGAGCAGGCCGTGATGTATGGAACCAAATTAAAACAAAATTCCCTACTGGTAGAATATTTGGTGGAAAAGTATTCCCACCATTCTTTTAGTAGATGAATACAAAAATAAGGAGTGATAAAGTATGACTTTACCAATAAATGAAGTCCCAAAATATACTTGTAAATTATTATCGACCAATGATATGATTACATATAGACCTTTTTTAGTAAAAGAAGAAAAGATTATGTTAATGGCGATTGAAGCTGATAGGGATGAGGAAATGCAACAAGCAATAACCGATACGGTTCAGGCTTGTGTGGTTTCTCCAAAAATTGATGTTTCAAAGTTACCAATATATGATTTTGAATATTTGTATTTACAGATAAGAGCAAAGTCAATTGGTGAAATTATTAAATTGAGGTTGAAATGTCCAGATGATGAAAAACAAATTGTTGATTATGATTTAAACTTACAGGCGGTCAAGGTGACAACTAGTAAGGATCATAAAGATACAATTGAATTTTCTCCTGGTTACGGTGTTGTTTTGAAATATCCTACCATAATGAGTTATGATAGTGGTAAGAGTAAAAAAACAGAAACAGAAATTGCTTTTAAAGTATTGAACGAATGTATTAAATCAATATTCAAAGGTGAAGATGTTTATGACCGTAATAATTTATCCGATGAGGAAGTTGAGGAGTATGTAAACAATTTGACGCAAGAACAATATAAAAAGTTGATGGTATTTTTTGATACTATGCCTAGAATTAGACATAAAATTGAATATGCAAATCCAAAAACTAATAAAAAGTTTGCGTTAGTGTTTAATGGGGCTGCTGATTTTTTTTAACTACCCTTTCACATGAAAGCCTTGAAAACTACTATCGGGTGAATTTTTTGTTAATGCAACATCATAAATATTCGTTAAGTGAACTTGAAAGTATGTTACCGTGGGAAAGGGAGATTTATATTGATATGTTAGTAGAGCATATTAGAGAAGAAAATGAGAAAATTAAAGAGCAACAAATACAAAGAAGAGGATAATATTTGATAGAAAATGGCAAAGAGAACAGTATGGAGAGTTATGATAGTTAAGTTGCGTATGTGGTATGCTGACATAAGAGGACATCACGGACATAAATGGAACTACGAACCTTCAGAAACTTATATGGGAAGACACCCAAAGAATAGGAAATAGAAATGGCTGACGATTTAATTAAAGTTAAAAAGACGACCGAAGAATATGAATTAAAAAAAAGTGACCTTGTTCCTGATGAAGGAGAGGACGCTCCTACTTGGTATAATAAGACAGCAGGTCTATTAGACAAATTTAGAGTCATACCTAGATTGGTAATGTTGTCATATATCTATGCCTTTTATAAATCAGTAACTTGGTTTATGCAATTACCTGACCCAACCAATTCACAAGCAATGTTTATATCCACTATTGTGGGTGCTGGTGCTGCCTTCTTTGGATTATATGTTGGCAAACCAGGTGCGAAATTACCTAAAAATAAGAAATAATTAAATGGCAAACAAATCATTTCAGGAAATATTACAAGGACAAAGAAAAGACAAAGTTAAAGAGCAGGTCGCAATATCACAAGCAGCTCAAACTTATGCTTTACAACAACAATCCTCAGTTACTAAAGAATATCAGAATGATATTTCAAACAAGCGTATTGGTAATGAAGCATTTAATATGGTACGAGATTTTGTAAGTTCTATGGATGGTCTTGCTGACGCTAGTGGGTTTGTTGAATTTAGAAGTACAATGGAAGAGTGGAAAGTTTTGCTTGCAGAATTGGGTAGTGCTGGTGATACAGGTGTTGGTAA